TTCATACGGAAGTGATCTATACGGACTAAGCGTGACAAACGCTTGGGCCACTTTATTCGTCAGAGGCTCGACGTACGACTACCAGAAGAGTGTTTCACTCGGACGGTATGGCGAACGCTGGGTGACTGGCGCGTATATGACCCGAAGTCTCGGTCTTGTTGGACCGACGATATTTGTCAAGCCCTTCAAAGTTCCTTCATGGGGAAGAGCGCTCAATGCGATCTCCCTCGTGGTTCAGAACCTTGGAGGCCGATGATTTTCCGTTTAAGGAACTCAAATGCCAGCAATGGCTTCAATCACCGTCAAGAAATTTGACGGTGTTACCGACATCGTCTACGACGCTCTGTCGGCTTCTGGGGGTGATGGTTCCCCCGCTGTGTGGCGTCAGGACACTGGCGCTGCCGCAGGCCTGCCCGTCGGTCTTCGACCGATTCTGAAGCTGACTTCGACTTGGAATGGTCCGAAGACGGCGCGACAGATGAAGTATAACTTCGTCATGCCGTACGCCGTCCAGGACTCAACCACGACGAAGTACTCAGCCACGGATCGGATCGTGGCAGATGGCATCATCACCATGCCCCAAGGCATCCCGGCTGCCAATCTCAACGAAGTCTACCAGCTGTTGAATCTGCTGGCGGCGACGTTGGTGAAGCAGGCGGTTGCTGCGGGGTACTCCCCGACCTAACTCACAAGGTGAAAACATGGACAATTCTTCTGTTTCCACACTGCATCAGGCAGTTGTTCCCTTCGCGATGCGTCTTGACCGCCACAGCATAGACACGCCCGGCGACGTCTGGAAGGTGATTCATCATCACTTTCGAGAGAAGTCGGTTGTGTACACGCGTGGCGAGACAGACCCTAACGAGGTTTGCAGCTACGTCTGGGATAGTGTGGATGGTTGGTTGCCTATGTCGTTCATCGTGTGAACGGCGTGGAGTAAGATGATGCAAAGTCTGTTACCCGATGAGCTGGTGCGGACGGTTTCTCTCTTGTTAGAGGACCTAGATACGCCCCTCTCCCTTAGCGTAGCCATAAAGCTGCGCTATCAGGATTGGGACGGGATTCTGGAGGTTAATCCAGATCCACGATTGTACCTCGATGCTGACCGTTACGCCCGTGACGCTGCTGCCGCTAACATTCTTAGGAAGCTTCAAACCCTTCCTTCGAGTTACGACAAACGCGCCGCTGCCATTGAGAAATGGTGGCAAGGTGAGCGGAAATGCTACCGGACCAATGAGAGACTGCGTCGGTATCTCCCTGAAAACCGTCTCTTTGACGATGGGAGCGACGCGATACGATCCTTTCTGGATCGCTGTCGGAAAATAGTCCTTGATTGGATAGGTTATGGGCCTGACGACCTTTGGGTTGGCAGGTTCGGACCAGGTGCAACGTTTTCGAACCGTGGCGGGAAGACCACTGTACCCGACAAAATGTCATCTAATCCAAGTTTGACACGTGACGCCATTTGGGTCCTACCGCAGTGGTTAGGATCACAATGGGGTGCCGCTTTGGCACAACGTCATGGGGAGTTGTCCTTCGTCCCCGGAAACCGTTATACAACGGTTCCGAAGACTGCAAAGACGGATCGTTCGATAGCTGCAGAGCCATCGATCAACGTCTTTTATCAACTCGCCCTTGGGCGTCAGTTGAGGCAGCGTCTAGCAAGACGGCCGCGTAACGTTCGAAATCATGGGGGTGACCTCGTGTATAAGAGTTACGCTGGTTGGGACTTGGATCGTGCACAAGATGTCCATCGGCAGGTCGCCGAGGCATCCTCTGTGTCGCGGGAGTTCGCCACTCTCGACCTCTCAAATGCAAGCGATACCGTAGCAAGGATTCTTGTCGAAATCCTACTACCCCGACGATGGTTTGAAGCGCTCGATGATCTTCGATCAAAGAAAACGCTAATCGACAATCGCTGGGTCGTGCTAGAGAAATTCTCTAGCATGGGTAACGGCTTCACGTTCGAACTAGAGACGATTATTTTCGCAGCTATAGCTTGTGCCGCTACACGAGAGTGTGGTGGCTTAGGCCTACTTGGCTGCGACGTCTTCACGTTCGGCGATGACATCATCGTTAAAACCGATGTTGCTCATCCTCTGAAGTCGGTTCTTGAGTTCCTGGGATTTGAGCTGAATGCGGAGAAATCCTATTTTGGCGATGTCCCCTTCCGGGAGAGCTGTGGGGGCGATTTCTTTTCCGGGAAACCGGTTCGCCCTTACTTTCTCAAGGAGTGTCCAAATGGACCTCAAGACTATTTCGCTTTTGCTAATGGCATTAGTGCTCTTGCCGGTCGGCTTGCCCTTACGGGTAAGTCGATTAGCAGGCGCGCTTGGTTTTCTGTTCTTGATTGTATCCCTACAAGGATACGATCTTGCCGCGGTCCAAAAGACCTTGGCGACATTGTCATCGAAGACAGTGAAGAACGGTGGACCTGCCGCGAGCGAAGCGGAATTAGGTACATCCGCGCCCTCAGACCTCACAGAGTGAGAGTAATCTCATTCCAGAGGTTCGAAGCGCAGGTAGTACTAGCTTGTGCGACCTATGGGACGGGTAATCGTCGAGGGGGTGTTATTCCCCGAGATGGTGTCCTTTCCTATAAGGTTGGCTGGGTCCCATTTTCCTAATCTAGGAGGAAATGGGCTGGGGGGGTAACTCCCCC